CAAAGACACGCTCAAGGCCGGCAAGCTCTACCTCGATTACGACTACACCCCGGTACCGCCGCTGGAAGACCTGACCCTGCGTCAGCGCATCACCGATCGCTACCTGATCGACTTCGCCAGCAAGATCAACCGTTAACCGGAGAACATCACCACGGCCCTGCCCCGCAAGCTGAAAAACCTCAACCTGTTCAACGACGGCAACAGCTACCTGGCTGTGGTCAAGTCCGTCACCTTGCCCGCGCTGGCCCGCAAGATGGAAAGCTATCGCGGCGGCGGCATGAACGGCGGCGTCAAGGCCGACCTGGGCATGGCCGACGATGGCCTGCAGTTCGACTGGAAAACCGGCGGCCTGGATCTGATCTCGCTGAAACAGTTCGGCGCGGTCAACGCCTCTGCTGTCGCCCTGCGTTTTTCCGGCTCGTTCCAACAGGACGACACGGGGGAAACCAGCACCGTGGAAATCGCCGTGCGCGGGCGCCATGAGTCTATCGAAATGGGCGAGGCCAAGGCCGGTGATGACACCGAACACGGCATCAAAACCACCTGCACCTATTACAAGTTGACCGTCGATAACGAGGAAATCATCGAGATCGATCTGCTCAACTTTATCGAGAAGGTTGGCGGTGTCGACATGCTGGAAAAACAGCGCAGCGCCATCGGCGTCTGACTGCATTAACCCCTTCCCCCGGAGCCTCACATGAAAACCCACGACACCGCTGAAACCCTGCCCACCGCCGATGACAACTGCGTCACCCTCGACCAGCCGATCAAACGCGGCACCAGCGAAATCACCAGCATTACCCTGCGCAAACCCGCCTCGGGCGAGCTGCGCGGGGTGTTGCTGATCGACCTGCTGAATATGGACGTGTCCAGCCTGATCAAGGTGATCCCGCGCATCAGCAGCCCGGGCATTACTGCCCCGGAAGCGGCCAGCATGGACCCCGCCGACCTGCTGGCCGTCGGCAGCAAGATCGCCAGTTTTTTGTTGCAGAAGTCGGCGAAGGCGGATGTATTCCACGTTGCGTAGAGGACGCAATGGCCGATCTGGCTGTGGTGTTTCACTGGGCGCCGGCGGATATGAATCACCTGGGCCTGCAAGAGCTGATGGACTGGCGCGAACGGGCCAGGGTGAGGAGCGCAACTGATGAGCAATGATCTGAAATTGCGGGTGTTGCTGAGTGCGATCGACAAGGCTACTGGCCCTTTGCGACGTATTGCCGGGGGCAGCACGACGACAGCCAGGGCGCTCAAGGCCACCCGCGAGCAGACCGCTCAGCTCAACCAGCAACAGCGCGATATCAGTGGCTACCGCATCGCCAATATTGAGACGGCCAGACAGGCCCGCGCCATTCGCGAGCTGAACCGTAAAACCACCGACAACACAGCAGCCCTCGACCGGCAGCGCGGCGCTCACGTCAACATCAAGGGCAATCTCAAGGCCGCGCAGGCGCAATACAATAAACTGGCCAAGGCCTTGATCAATGGCAAGGGCACCACGGCCGCGTTTACACGGGAGCTGGATAAAACCCGGATAAAACTGCAAAGCGCCCAGCAGGCCTATAGCCGCTCCACCAGCAGTATCAAGACCTATCAAGATCGTATTCGAGCGGCCAACACTCAGTTGGGACAACTGAATACGCAGCACACCGCCAGCCAGAGCCAATTGGCACAGTCAAAAATTCGGCTAGAACAGGCAGGCATCGGCACTCAGGGGCTGGCAGGTAAAGTCCGCCATTTGCGCAATCAACAAAATCTGCTCAATAACTCGATAGACAAGCAAAAGGAAAAGCTGCGAGCACTGGCCAAGGCGCAGCAGCGCTTCCAGCAGGGCAAGCAAAACGCCCAAGCACTGGCAGGCAAAGGCACTGCGGGCATAGCTGCCGGGGGTGCTGCTTTGTACGGCGGTGCACGGGTACTGGCCCCCGGCGTTGCCTTCGACGCCAGTATGAGCCGGGTGCAGGCTATCAGCCGCCTGGACAAACACGATCCGCAACTCAAGGCACTGCGCAACCAGGCACGCCAGTTGGGCGGTTCGACCCTGTTCACGGCAGGTCAGGCGGCAGATGCTCAGGGCTTTCTGGGTATGGCAGGGTTTGACCCAAAAGCGATCAAAGCGGCCATGCCCGGCATGCTCGATCTGGCGGCTGCCGGGGGGGCTGAACTGGCGCAGACGGCGGATATCGCGTCCAACATCATGTCCGGGATGGGCCTGCAGGCCGATCAGATGGGCAAACTGGGGGATGTGTTGGTGGGTACGTTCACCCGCTCCAATACCAACCTGCAAATGCTGGGCGAAACCATGAAGTACGCCGCACCCATGGCCAGAACCTACGGTGTAGAGCTGGAGGTTGCCGCCGCCATGGCGGGCAAACTGGGCGATGCCGGGTTGCAAGGCAGTATGGGTGGCACAGCCTTGAGCACAATCATGAACCGCCTCGCGACACCCCCAAAAGCCGCACGCAAAGCTCTGGATGAGTTGCAGGTCAGTACGGTGGATACCAACGGCGACCTGCGCAAGATGCCCGATATCCTCAAGGACATTTACGACAAGACCCAGGCTATGGGCAGCGCGAAAAGAGGCGGGTTGTTGAAGGCTATCGCCGGGGCCGAAGCGGTGAAAGGCATGGCCCAGCTGGTGGATCAGGCCGGGGTTGGCGAGCTGCAAAAGCTGATTTCGACCCTGCGCGAGACTCAGGGTGAAGCGGCCAAAACCGCCGGTGTCATGGCTGACAATCTCAAAGGCGATATCACCACGCTGGGCAGTGCTTGGGAAGACTTCGGCATTGAGTTGGAGGAGCAACAGGACGGTGTATTGCGTGAGTTGACGCAGTCCATCACCGGCATCATCCGTGGCGTTAAAAACTGGGCGAAGGAAAACCCCGCTCTCAGTGCGGGGCTGGTTAAAACGGCCGCACTGATTGCCGGGCTCGCTCTGGCGGCAGGCGGTTTGATGCTGACGTTGGCCAGTGCCTTACTGCCCTTTGTGGCCCTGCGGTTGATGCTGGCTCAACTGGGCATCCGCCTGCCGGGGTTGATGGGCATGTTTATGAACCTCGGTAAAAACGTGCTGCCCTTTGTTGGCAAGGCCCTGCTGTGGCTTGGGCGAGCACTGATGCTCAACCCCATCGGCATCGCCATCAGCGCAATCGCCGCCGCTGCTTATTTGATTTACGACAACTGGGATGCGGTCAAACGCTACTTCGCCAGTGCCTGGGCAGAAATCAGGGCCGGTTTTGACGGAGGTGTGGGCGGCATTGTTACGGTGCTGGCCAACTTCAATCCGGTCGGGCTGATGTACCAGGCATTTGCCGGAGTGCTGAGTTACTTGGGCATCGACCTGCCCAACCGCTTTACCGAGTTCGGCAATATGATCGTCAATGGCTTGGTCAACGGGCTTTATGCGGGGCTGGGCAAAATCAAAACCGCCATCAACAACATCGGCGACTCGACCATTGCCTGGTTCAAGGAAAAGCTCGATATCAACAGCCCGTCGCGGGTGTTTGCGCAACTGGGCAACTTCACGATGGAGGGTTTGACGCTGGGCCTGGTAGATGGCGGCAAAGGCCCGCTGATCGCCATCAGCCAGCTCGGCAAACAACTGACCGCCACCGGTGTTCTTGCCCTCGACACTCTGAGCACCCCGGCGCTGGCCGTGGATATGCGCCCACCGATCAGCCCGGCTGCAGCACCAAGCTACGCCAGCAATGACCATTACGAAATCAATATCCACCCCGCGCCCAACATGGATGCCCAGGCAATCGCCCGAGCGGTACGAACCGAACTGAGCCGGATCGATAACGAAAAGTCGGCCAGGCGCCGCAGTAAACTCTCTGACCTGGACTAATCACCATGATGCTTGCCCTTGGCATGTTCGTGTTCAGCCTCTCGACCGCCGCCTATCAGGAGCTGCAGCGTCAGACCGAATGGCGCCACGCCAGCAACAACCGCATCGGCGCGGCGCCCGCTCGCCAGTTCATGGGCCGTGGCGACGACGCCATCACCCTCCCCGGCATCATCTTTCCTGAGCTGGCGGGCAGCACCCTCTGCCTTGATGCCTTGCGCCTGATGGCGAACACCGGCAAGGCCTGGCCGATGGTCGAGGGCAGTGGCCGGATTTATGGCCTGTGGGTGATCGAAAGCCTGAGTGAAACCAGGACCCTGTTTTTTCGCGATGGCACGCCACGGCGTATTGAGTTCAGCCTGAGCCTCAAGCGTATCGACGATGACCGCATCGACTTGCTGGGCGCCGGTACCAACATCGGCGCCAGTATCCTGCGAGGTTTGCTGTGATCGAGCCTGCGTTTTCCAAGGTCACCGGATATCTCAGGGACAACGCCTACCCCGTCCCGGCGTTCCGCCTGACCGTTGACGGCCTCGACATTGCCCACGTTATTAGCCCACGGCTGATGAGCCTGGAGCTGACGGACAACCGGGGCGTCGAAGCGGACCAACTGAGCCTTGCCCTCAGCGACCACGACGGGTTGCTGTCGATCCCGCCCAAGGGCGCAGTGCTAAGGCTGTGGCTCGGCTGGAGCGACACCGGCCTGGTGGATAAAGGCAGTTACACGGTCGACGAAACCGAACACAGCGGCGCGCCGGATGTACTGAATATTCGTGCCCGCTCGGCAGACTTGCGCAAGGGCCTGAAAAGCAAACGCGAGCGCAGCTGGAGCAACACCACCCTCGGTGAGGTGCTGGGCGATATCGCCACCGGCAATGGCCTGACGGCGACGGTGGCCAGTGGGCTTGGCGGGTTGCCCATTCAGCAGCTCGACCAGGCCAATGAATCAGACGCCAACCTGATCAGCCGCCTGGGCGAAGAATTTGACGCGGTGGCCAGCATCAAGGCGGGTTGCCTGCTGTGCCTGCCCGCAGGCGGTGGCAAGACCACCAGTGGCCTGGAGCTGCCCCATATCACCCTCACCCGCGCCGAGGGCGACCAGCACCGTTACCTGCAGGCTGACCGCGACAGCTACGACGGTGTGCGGGCGTATTACTACGACATCAACAGCGCCAAAAAACAGGAGGTCATTGCCGGTGGTGGCGACAACCTCAAGGACCTGCGCCACAGCTACAGCGATCAACAGTCGGCACTGCGCGCCGCCCGGGCCGAGTTCAAGCGTCTGCAACGGGGCAGTGCCACGCTCAGCTACACCCTGGCCAAGGGCCGGGCAGACATGATCCCGGAGCTGACGTATACGCTGCAGGGCGTGAAGGCGGAAATCGACGCGATCATCTGGTACGGCGGCAACGTGCAACACAGCCTCACCGCCGATGGCGGCTACACCGTGAGCCTGGCGCTGGAATGCACGTTACCGCAGGATGGCGTTGAGGATCTGGTTGAAGATCATCAGGGGGCGCACACGGGGGTGATTGCGTATTACCGCGACCTGAAAACCGGCAAGCAAAGGTCAGTGACTGCGGGGGATCAGGCCAAACCGAAACGGCTGCTTTACCTGTACGCCAGCAAGGAGACCGCCAAGCGGGCGGTGGCTCGGGAATGGGCGCGGATACAATGGGTAACAGACTGACGGGTTTGCTGGCGATAGCCTAATCACATAAGCTATCAAGCATGAACACACACCACTTGGAGGCAGTCATGGCCACCACCCATAAAGTCGAAAAGCCACGCAAAAAGGTCATCAGCCACGAGCTGACTTACCTCGACGTGCGCAAAGCCGCCCGTGACGGGCAAAAGGCATTCGATGCATTCGTTCTTACCGGCAAACTGCCTGTAGCCCCCACTACTGACAAGTAGGTTCTGATGCCTGCTGTCAAAGTCTCGACACTTTTCAAAACGCTGGATGACTGGGAAAATTACGCCGCACACTTTTATAACTATAAAGTGTGCGGTGACTTGCCCGGCATTTTCGGCCGCGATGAACGACTCGATCTGGCAAGCATCTGGCATATCCACCTGGCCAACACGCTGGATATCCAGCACCTCTGGGCCAAACAGAAAAGCCAGTACTACCGCACCACCCGCCTCAATGACCCTGACAACGATATTTGGCTAATCTATGCCCATGATGAGTATCGGGATGAGTACCTGTTGCTGACGATTGTTGGCCCCGACGCTCATAATCGAAAAGAGTGGGGTTCTTATCTGCGTACTATTCACAACCAGATTGTCGAACCCTGGCTGGTGGGCAAGCTGGTTTATCCGGATATTGATGATTAGGTAGCGTGCTCTGCAGGCTAAAAAGGCGTGGTCATTACCCAGGCCTTTTTTATGTCCACCGGCATCTATCAATGCGCTGATCACATGGGAGAGGCAAAAAACCAGGCACCCATGCCGTCTATTTTCTGGACACTGAGTTTGACGCTGCCATAAATATGCTCTTGCCCGGCAAACATCTCCGGCATCCCGCGAAAAACGTCTCTGAACTCCGCAGCCGGAGCGGCAGCGGCTAATGCTGCACTTGCGATCCTGAGGATTTCCATGCCCGAAATTCGTGTTCCATCACCCGATCCTATGACCGTAATATCAGTAACATGCCCATTAACTTTTGAGACAGCCACGATTAACACCGTATATTTTCCAAGGGGGATTTTTAAAACATTATGAACAGGACCTTCAACAACTCCTTCAGCATGGGCACGATACTTAACATTCACACGCTTGAAAATTCTGTTCAAACGCGCAACGTAGACACTTGGCGTAACCTCTAGAGATTTTATCTTTTCAACAGCAGCAGATTGTTCAACAGTAAGATCGGGTGCCTCAACGTTCGCAAGTACTGCAGGGTCAGACACAGCTTTTTGCACTGCCTGGACAGGTTCTTTTTCCTTTGGAGCGATAACCCCCAATGCAATAGCAGATGCAACAACCAATATACCTGCTAAAACACCTGCGCAACTCCCCATAAAATGACGAACAAACCACCCATAGCCCTTTCGCCCCAACCTTAGCGCACTCCATCGCCAAGTCCCTATACACGCAGCAATAAAGCCGACAGAAACAATAAAGTCCATATCCCCTGCCCCATCCCCAAAAATCGCCAAATTTTCCGATAATGCGCAGCCACCAAGGAAGCCCAAGGAATACTTGGGCGAAAGACCTTCTGAAGGTCAGCCTGAGGTAGCTGCAATCACCTCCGCCACCCGTCGAATATACCGCCGATCAAGCTCGGACATTTCCCTATAAAGGGTAAGCAATATCCTCTCTTCATCATTTAGTAATTCAGTTTCGATGGCGTCTTCATTTGTCTTGCTGTCGTTAAACTTGGATGTGTCCGACATGCTCACTTCTCCATTGATCGCATAGTCGGGGGGACGGTAACGGGGTAATCGTCGAAGTTAAGCGAGGCAAATACGCAGTTACCTGAAGGGCTATTCTTTTTCTTTAGCAGACATCGCCCACATGGCACTTACGATTCGATGAACCGCGGCCTGATCGGCTTCGGGTAATGCCCTGTATTGATTGACCAGTTCGTCTTCTGCAGCGGTAAAGCCTTCTACAACCTTTGGGGTCATCACACCTGTGACCACATAAAGGATGTCGACCCCTTTTTCAGCCACGGCCGCGAGGTAAGCCGCGTCTGGGCTACGGTCACCTTTTTCGTAGTTGAACTGAGAGGTTTTAGCCACGCCAGCAAAAGCAGCAAATTGCGCCTGATTGAATCCCAAGCGGACGCGCTCCTTCCTCAGCCTTTCACCGATATTCAACAAAAGCACTCCTTTGGCGCTTGACGATTCAACAATCGTTGAATAATCTTTCTCTGTCATCACACGAAATCACACGAGCCGTGACTATGCCGAACGCCTCCCATATTGAGCAAGCATGCCAAGAAGCCCGAGACCGTCTGGGACGACTCGGGATTTCGACAAAAGACTGGGCTGATAAACACCGGTTCAATCCTTCTACGGTCTATGCGGTGCTGAACGGGCAGAAAAAGTGTCTGCGAGGCGAAGCGCACCGAGCGGCAGTTTTGCTCGGTATCAAAGATGGCGTGATTGCAGACTAAGGCCCCGGGCGCGAAGGAGAAACCAGAAGATGAAACGCTCAGTTCTAACGACGCGTAAGGATGTTGTCAGTGCTGTGATCTGTCATTACGCCGGCGGGCGGGAGTCAGCCGCCCATGACCTTGGCATGAGCCTGAAGAAGTTTGATAACCACGCCTATGAGAATGCCGGCAGTCGCCCGCTGACCGACGAGCATATAGTCAAACTTGAGCGCCAGGCAGGGACGACCTTTCTGGCCAGTTATATCGCCCGGTTATACGGCGGTCTGTTTGTGCCGCTGGCTGTGCCTGAAACGCTGGATAACGTGGAGCTGTTCAACCGCAGTGTCCATACCG